CTCGTTTCGGGCGACTGCGACGAGGCTGCGCATAGGTACCGGGTTTGGTGTACTGGTCCGGAGATGTTAATCTCCGGAGCACAGTGCTCCAGTCACCTGCATACACGTAGGAATACGTGGGTGCAGACCGCCAAGTACGTGCCTCACGACGGTGGTACTCGTTATTCCAACGAGTAGCAACGCCAATAGGTTGTACTTGGGTACACGCGTCGGGTCGTATCCAACCGAGACCTCCAATGTTTTCATTACTGAAAACAGGAAGAGGCCCCGTCTTTTGCAAGACGAGTTTCTCGGCCACCAACGATAACCGCGTTAAACCTCGCTTATGAGCCTCATTTGATAATGAGACATAAGAAGAGATTATCCCGATATCTAATCTACGCTGATGAGACCACACTGATCTTAATTTGATCGGAGTGACATCGACGCCTTTGTAGGCGTCGCATCCACAGGATTCTCTAAAGAATCCAGCAGTACAGCATTTCGAGTCATTGAACTTTAGTCCATATGACGGAAAACGCTGCAGCAAGTGCGCGAAGTCTTCGCGCCTCACTATGATATCATCACCATAAACGTATACACGTTTCCTCGCCTTGCGGCGAGAATAATGCATATCATTCATGAGAACACTAACAGCTAATGCATAGAACACGTAAGCCTCAACAGGAAAGCATAAACAGCTTCCCATCGGGGCGAACTTATTCAACTGCACCTCCAGTTTATTTGGGAGGATCGTAGAAGTGGTCCTTGTCGCCAATAAGGCTTCAAGTAACACTGGTACGTCTTTAAACAGCTCTATTACTAGAGCAGTCGAGACGCGATCCGATGCCTCCTTCATATCCAGTGTGACCCACTCTTGGTCAGTTGACGAGGCGAGGGCTAACTCCCGGTTGATATTTTGGTTCGTGAAATTCACGAAACCGGATGTCAACTTATGGGATTCTAGGTGGGAAGTTATCTTCCTACCGAGCCCCTGCTGAATCCACTGATACTCGAGTGGTTCACATGAGATCAACCTAGGACCTCTACTATCCTTTGGGACCAGCACGACTTTCGCCGTGCCGGTCTTTAAGGACTCGAGGTTCTCGTATAGATGATACTCGTCGGCTACTTGGGCCATTGAGTAGGAGAAATATTCCGTAAAGGGATATACTCGCTCGATGGCTTCGTAGATGCGAGAGAACTTATGTTTTTCATAAGGTTTCTCACCCGTCGCGACAGATCCCGGCCCATGTCTTGGAAGAATGGACCTAGGATCAAACATACCGAACACGTCAGTGGTAAACCACCTCGCTTGTTTAGTAATGTTATCATCCGGGATAGTAAGCTCTGCGAGCTCAC